GTCAGAATATGGAAACCCGGAAGGAATACATGTATTGCTGCTACGCATGAATAACGGATCGAAGATAAGGAATATATACACCATACACCCAAAAGACTCCAAGTCGAAGAATAGAGAAATCCCGCAAATGACATCGCACATGCGAGTGGCACAATTCGTATCTGAGTCTTTACTCAGCGTTTACACCGATGCAGAAGAAATAGACAACATGCAGAATCCAAATAAATATTCTGACTTCGTTAATAACTTTTCTGATATAATGAGCAAGGGAGGTTTGTCTAGATCCGAAGACAAGTCGTTCTTTTGTGGGCACATGCATCCAGAAGGCATAAGTTTAGGAGTCCATGCTTTGGCAAAGTGCGCAGAGTCACCTTCGTTGTACACCAGCAGTTCAATACTCAGATGTGACACCTCGAGGTATACGGTGTTGCCAGACGGAGCCGACATTTCGGTCATAAATGGTATAAACGACAGGATTAGAGTTGTAATTCCCAGCGGCAAGAAGCTAGTTGAATCCATAGCTGTAAAGAATTATCTACATTTCATGCAGGGAGTGAGAGCGATGGGTGGTGCCGTGATTAATACAGTGTTCTCTAGTGCAATGGACAAAATACAGAAATTAAGATGCCTCGACATTGAGGCCACCGCTGTAGCTACAACTTCAGATGATTCTGCTAGAGCAGTACTATGCAAACGCAACAGCACATTTGACCCATCAGACGTACATTCAGATTATATTAATCTGCCAATTGGTTTAGTAAAACACGTAATGATGAAGGATTCTGACGATAAACCGATTCTATCGCCGAAATTGGCTGAATTCAACAACGTTGCTGCAACACCCCGAGGTATGGTCACGCAGACGTTTGTACACGGGCATCTAGCTATCCAGCCGCTAAACGGTGACACCATATTCGCTGATATGTTAGCCTGCATAGGGAATGCAAAGATGTCAATTTCGTGGGGGGACTCGATGGATCTTGTCCGATCAATTTATGATTCGTATATCGTCATGTTGCAGCAGCGCTGGCTAATCAAAGAAGTAGAGATGGAACATCTTTTCAACTTGGGTGTATTACCAACGAGTGATGAAGATCTTCTCATGGGAAATTTCTGTTATTCTACTCAGGCTAAATTAAAGGTGTTATCGACGCTCACTGAAGAAGCTCTGAAGCAAGTTGAGGATGAAGCATTAGATCCTTATGACGTGTTGAAGAATATACGTTTCCATAAATCCGGCCGATCGCCAGTCGTGAGAAAAGTGAGATACACCGGCCCTATTGAAAAATTGAAGATTACTGTTAGCCAGATAAACGCAGGGAGAGCAATCCGTGGACGCAAGGCCGCGTTGATCACAAGGCCGTTGCACTTTAGTGAAAGAATGAGCGTAAAGAACAGATTTGTCAAACTCA